CTATTCAATTTCAAGATCACCAATCTTTACTTCAAGCTCCATGCTGGTCGTAAATCCATTATCCGGGCTGACAGAATGCGTCAGGGTGGTAATAGTCCATTCTGCATCATCAATCGGCTGCTTAAACCCCGTCACCTTCACCGGCATTTCCGTATAGAGATCAGCCCGCCCCTCAGCGAGCTGCAGGGAAAATGAAGCAACCCCACGCTGCAGACGTTCCCACTGCATTTTTGCTGCGCGCTCTGCATTGCTCCGGTTGGCATAGGTACGATTAAGAACCAGCACGTTTTCATCCGTTCCCACCAGATAATCGCCCTGTTTTGCTTCCGGCTCTTTGGGTGTGGTGGTTTTCTTTCGACGACGCTTAACACTGGTTGTCTCTTTTTTCCTGGGTTCACGCGTATGCAACCAGCTGGCAATAACACCGGTATAGGCACCACGATCAGCAAGGGTGAACCGATGACCGTCACCGGCTTTGCGCGTGATGGTGATAACCGGCAGCGGCTTGCCGCTCGCCGTTCTTCCCTGTCCCTGCCGGATAAACAGCAGATTCCCGTCCTTAACGGAAGCAATCGCCCCATACTGTCTCGCCAGTTTCATCAGAAAACTTGCATCGCTTTCATTGGTCTGGTCCAGATGATCCAGCGCCTTATCCGTCAGGTCTTTACCCAGCGCCATTTTGAGGTTATGCCGGGCGGCTATTTCCTTTACCACCTCCCCCACCGTTGTCTGATGCCATGATTTTTCGCGCCGTGTATTGAGGGTTTCACGGAAATCTGCGCTACGCGCCCGGATGGTCAGCCGGTCAGGGGCACCGCTGTGTTCAATTTCATCCACAGTAAAAGCCCCTTTAGGGAAAAGCGGCTGGCCTTTCCAGCCCAGCGCCAGCTGAATCACTGCCCCACGTCGCGGCAGGGCGATCAGCCCGTCTGCGTCGTCCAGCTCCAGATCAAGCTGGTCCGCTTCAAAGCCCCGGTTATCCGTCAGCGTCAGACTCATCAGGCGGGTATCCAGCACGGTCGTCACGTCCTTACCTTCAATGACGATACTGAAAGCCGGGCTTTTGCTGTTCAGATTCAGAAGATCAGAATTAACGTTCACTGCAGCAATCCTCCTACCGTGTTCTTAATCCCCCCAATCGCAGAGGCAGCAGAGTCCTGCAGGTTGCTGAGCTGGTCACTCAGGCTCCCGAACATGTCAGACAGCGATTCATCAACCCGTTTGAGGGTGATCGTAAACTCAATGCGCCTGGGCATTCCACTGGCAAAAAAATCCGTCTTTGTCTGGCTCAGACTTTCAATAACAAACATGCCGTAAATGGTTCCGCTGCCTTCAATCAAAGGCCAGGCTTTGCCCTGCTCTGCCATCAACTCCAGCGCCAGCAATGACAGCCTGCCTCCGGTCACTTCCGGCAGCAGAACCCCGGACAGTGTCAGTGAATCATTATCCGGGCCAAGAAACTGCGTTGACGGGCGGCGATTCACCCGGCTGTTGGCTGCATGTCGCCAGCTGCGCTGATACTGCAGCTCCTGATAAGGGACAGTGCGCAACATAAATACATATAAACCCAGCACCATCATCATGATTCATACCCCCCTGATCGCTGAAATTGCTGCGCGCTTTTGCCCTGGCCCTGCGTTCCCGCTCGTCAAGCTGCCGTGCCACTTCACGGGCAATATCCTGCGCACTCTGTCCCGGCTGCGCGACGATATGAATGGGCGCATTTATCTCATAACGAATAACTGACAGCTGGCTGTCAGCCTTCACTGGCTGCGTCTGGTATGCCCTCACAGGCAGGCTGAACGGATGAAGCGGAGCCGCTTCTGCAGGTGTCGCAGCTACCCCCATCACGCCAGCAACGACAGAGGCCAGCGCAGCAGTACGCCGCCTGCTGGTGACATTTGCCGGTCCGTTCACAATTTCAGGGCCATTTTCTCCAACAATGCCAAACTGCCCGCGTGGAATGATCCCGCCCGTGTCGTACATCCCTGCGTAAGCCGGGAACCCGCCTGGCGGCAGCACCACTTTGCCGTCACTGTTCACTGTGGCGGATTGCTGCTGCGTGACCTGCGCAGGCAATTTCGCCTTTGCCGCCTCCTTACTGACAATACCGAGCTTTTCCAGTAGCCATGACACACCGGATTTAAGAGACTCGAGCGGGTGCATCACCCTATTCAGACCTTCCGCCAGCGCCTCACCAAACCGGCGCCCCATCGCAGCTGCGCTGTTCAGTTCTTCGGAAGTGGATTTAACCGGCGTAAGTAAATCACTGAACCAGCCCCACAAGGCCTGCACCCTGTCACCAATCCACTGGAACATGGGCCTGAGCGGCTCAAAGGCGGCGCTGATGGGCGCTGCAGCGGCTTTGAACCCTTCCACCACGCCCCCCAGAAATGCACTGATGGGCTGCCAGTATTTCCACACAACCAGCGCCACACCGGCCAGCGCAGCCACAACCAGCCCTATCGGACTGAGCAGCGCACCCAGCATGCCGGAAATACCAAACAGCGCGCCGCGAAGTAATGCCAGCGGACCAGAAACAAGAAAACGCAATACGCCACCGGCAGCTGTCAGCCCACCCCGCAACACCGCCAGCGGGTTCATCACCATACCGATAACATTACGGATGCCTGACATACCGGCACGGAACACGGCAAGCGGAGCACCTGCCACCTTTTTCAGTGCATTACCCGCTATTCCGGCTGAGCGACGCAGGGAATTAAGCGGGGCACTCAGCAACCCGACACTGCCACCGGATGACGCCATACCCCGACGCAACAGGGAAAGTGGCGCACCTGCCAGCCATGACAGGGCACCGCCAGTACGTGTTACCGCTGCAGCAACGGAAGGTAATGTTTTTACACCCAGCACAGACAGGCCAAACCGAATCACCGCAATCGGCCCCAGCACAGCAGCCACTGCCACGGCAAGTGTACCCAGCCCGACAGTGACAGCCGCCGTAGCCGCCGCCACTTTCATCAGCGTGCCAGCCAGCACGGGGTTCTGCTCCACCCAGCGACGCAGCGCCCCGGTCACGCCCTTAACCATGCCCATAATATCCATCAGCGGCTGTCGCAACGTTTCCCCCAGACTGCTGAAAGCGTTCTGCGCGCCCGTCTTAACCAGCAACCACTGCGCAGACAATGAATCTTTGTTAATGTCGGATTCTTTCTGCATGGAGCCATTAGCACCACTGCCTGATGTGAGTTTCAGCTGACGCTGCAGCTCCGGCAGGTTGTTAGCCAGCTTTGCCGCATCATCGCCAAACTCTTTACCAAAAATCATTGTCATGGCTGACAGGCGTTTATCCTGCGGCAGATTGTTGACCTTCTCCAGAACCCGCTGAATGGTGCCCATGGCATCGGTGATCATCTGCTTTTCAATCTCCGCAGGATTGAGTTTCAGCAGGTTCATACCTTCAAAGAAGCGCTTACTTTGCATGGTGGCAATGGACAGTTCACGCACCATGGCATTAGAGGCGCTGGCGGCGATTTCCGGGGCAGCCCCAAGAGAAAGGAATGTTGAACCCAGCGCAGCAGCCTTTCGGAAGTCAAGGCGGTCAGCCACGCCCCCCATACGCTGCAGGACGTTGATAATGTCCCCACCCTTTGACATGGCGTTATCGTCCAGGTAGTTCAGCGCATCGCCCAGTTGTTCAATATTGCGCGTCGGCACTTTATAGAGCTGCGCGATTTTCCCCAATCCTTCCGCCAGCTCATCGGCGGGCAGCTCAAAGGCCGTTGCAGCTTTTGCCGCCGTGGATGCAAAGGCCAGCAGGTCACGTTTCTGGTCCTCAAAGGGATCGTCCTGGTTGGTCACGCCCATACGCGCGCCCCCTTCAACCAGCGCGGCATAATCTATAGCGCCATTCTCCATCGGCAGCTGCTCACTGGCGGCCTTGATGGCATCCTGCATGTCATAAAACTGTTTTGTACGGTTGCCGTTATCGTCCCGCAGCCCGTTTACCTGCTTTGCCACGCCTTTCATGGCATCTTCCATGCTGGTGTAGCTTTTCACTGCAGCCAAAACCGGCGCACCCATTGCCAGACCGGCAGCTGTGGTGGTGGCTCCGGCTCCGGCTATGCGATCCCGAACCTCAAGACGGCGCGAATACTGATCACGAACCGCATTCATTCTCGCCTGCTGTTCACCCAGGCGTTTCAGGGATTTTTGCTGTCGCTCCAGTGCCAGTCGGGTTTCATCGGCGTTCTGTCGTAGCTCACGCTGTGCGCTGCTCAGTTTCTTTGTATCAAGCCCTGCCTCATTCAGCGCAAGGCGCTGACGCTGCACTGACTGACGCAGCCCGTTATATTTTCCCTGTAAATCGGTGACGCGATTTTTAGCCTGCTCAAGTAGTCTGGCCTGTGCTGCCGTCGGGCGGTTGGTCGCAGTAAACTGCGTGGCGAGTTTTGCCGCTTCTTCGCGGGCGGCTTTAAGGCTGTTACCTGTGACTGCCAGCTGCGCGCTGGCCTTACGGAAGCCATCAATTCTGCCCGCCTGAGAATCTAACTCTTTCAGCCGGGCGCGGCTTTGCTGAATAGCGGCAGCCAGCTCTTTTGAGCTGGCCTGCGCGGATCGAAATGGGCGGGTGAGCTTGTCAACCGCATTCAGAATCACCTGCAGACGCAGGTTATTGTCACTCATCGCTGGCCCCGCTTCTCTGAATCGCTTTGTGCCGCCACTCCAGCACCTCTGTCAGCGGCATAACGTCAGTGATGGACGGCGACCAGTGAAAGATGGTGGCGATATCCGCCACCAGGTCATCAATCGTCAGGCTGTCGGTAAACCGGCAAGCACCGACTTCTTCAACAAAAAAGTCACCACCTCGACCGACAGCGCGGTGAGATCGGCGGGGTCCAGTTCAGCCATTTCCTGTGCGGTCAGCGTCGGGGTGGAAATACGCGGGATCACTGTCATCATGGCCCCCACGTCCATATCCATAATGGCCTGCAGGCGGGTGCCGCGCAGCGTACCGGACTGAGGCTTACGCAGCACAATTTCGGTGATTTGGGTTTTACCGCGCATGACTGGCGTATCCAGTTGTACGGTTTTTTCAGTCAGCTTGTCGTTCATGTTCGTTTCCTGTTAGTCAGATACTGGCGCGGATCACGGCGCCGTTAAGTTAAATCAGAGGCCAAGGGCGTTACGGTGCGCTTCCATCAGGTCCACGCCGTCAACGATTTCAATCATGTTGACCAGATCAACCTCATAGAGCACTTCGCCGTTAATGGTCAGCTTCGCGTAGCTGTTGGTGCTGCTGACTTTGGTGGTGCTGCTCTCGCCGGTTTTCCACTCGCCGGAATCCACTTCTTTATGACGCCCGCGCACAACCAGCTCAATGGCCTGCACTTCGCCGGTATCGTCACGCTGAATAGAGCCGGTGAAACGCAGCTGGATGCCGTCAACGGTTGCCTTGCCCATCTGCTTGAATAACAACAGTTCGGTGCCGCCGATTGAAAATTCCGTATCCAGTGCGCCGTCATCCAGCCCCATATCCACATCCACCGCGCCCGGCATACCGCCGCCGCGATACTTCTCAAACTTGCGGGTGAATTTCGGCAGGGTCAGGGACTCAACGATCCCCTGCCAGTTGTTCCCGTCGTTGAACAGGTTCAGGTGTTTTAACTTGCGTGGTAATGCCATGTATCCCCCTTATGCGCTGACACGGCTGGCAAAATCGACCAGGTAGCGATCGGTGATGCGCTGGCGCAGCATCAGATTTTCAAGCGGCGGCACAGGCGTGTAGTCGTAGTCGATGGTGAGTTTCCCAGCTTTCAGGGAGTCTTTATCGTTCACTGACTCATCCAGCCAGCAGTCCGCCCCGATGAGGTATCCCTGATTCACCAGGCTGCGTAATTTGGCGCGGATACCTTCGATAATGTCGCGGGCCAGTGACGGATTCAGTGGTTTATCCACCGCCCACATATGCCCCTCTGCAATCGTGTCAGCCAGCACCTGCGCCGTGCGGGTGTAGTTCTCAAACGCAAACAAGGGATCGTCACTGAGGCAGCGGGAACCCCAGAAGCGAAACCCGTCTTTACAGATCAGCGTGGTGACGTCGTTCTGGTTCAGCAGGCCCGCATCCGTTGCCGGGTCCTGCAGATCCCAGAACACATCAGCGGAAATACCGGTGACGCCATTCACACCCACGTTGGACAGGGTTTTGTGCCAGCCGGTCTGTTCGTCGATTTTGGCGCGCAAACCGAGCGCACGAGCAGAGGCGTAAGCCGTCGCATCGGCTTTTAGCACGGTGTCAAAGTTGATGAAATCAGGCCAGATCAGCATCCCTTCTCGCTGGCTGAAATTGTCCCGGTAAGCAATGGCTTCCTCCACCGTCTTACAGCCATAGGCAGACAGGTAGGCAAACCCGCGCAGGCTCTGCGCAACACTCATCAGCTCAGTGGCTACCGCCTGCGTGTCATGCCCCGGCACACCGAGAATGCGCGGCTTAACTTTCAGCTGCGACTGCGCAGAAAGCAGCGCTTTCATCCCCGTTTTTTTACCGTCGGACGTGACGCCACCGATAATATTGGAGGTGGTTTCCGCTTCGGTTTCGCCCTGCGCCACGCGCACAACAACCGTCACGGGTTTTGACTGGTCGGCAATCGCATCGAGCGAACGGGCCAGCGTGCCTGACTCGCCTGCTTTACCGCTGGCCTCCAGCACATCCGTCAGCAGAACCGGCTTATTGAGAGGGAATACGGACGCATCAGCATCATCGCCGGTGCAGACCATGCCCACGATAGCGGTGCTCACCGTGGTGATAGATCGGGTGCCCTCGTTGACTTCAACAACGCGCACCCCGTGGTGGTAATCCTGAGCCATAGCGGCGAACCTCCTGATTGGAATAGGCTTCGCCCTATGTTGTATTGATTACGTCACACAGACATCTGTGTAGCGTTGTAACGTGACTCACACAATCCCAAAATTGCTGGACGGTGTTATTAAATGATTTGCATTGAGATTTATCTGAAAAGTTGATTTTATACTTACAAAAAATTACAATCACGTTACACCTTATTTGGTTATAACTCGGATATAACTCGGATGTTAAACAAAGCAACAACCACAAATTTAAAAGGCTTCGCAATATTAGTTGTTATGTTAGGCCATCTTGTAAATATTCATCGAAGCACCTTTGATTATGACTTTCGATATTTTGCCGCCTTCGCCGTATCCATCTTCCTTATTTTGTCAGGATATGGATTATCTTGTTCATGTTCATCAAACGGATTAAAAGATTTTTTTAAGAAAAGGTTATCTGGGGTAATTCTTCCCTATGCCTTAGTTACTATCATGGTTTCGATTGCATACGGAATATTATTTACCGATCCTTTACGCGTTCTTAGAACAATTACACTTACGAATCCCTTGCATCCCATAGATGGAACTATGTGGTTTATTTACTTTATATGTATGTGGTATATCCTGTTTTTTATTTCATACTCACTTACAAAAAATAAATCATTCCGTGTTTTATCAATAGCAGCAATCGCTACATTCATTTACTACTGGCATCCTTTTGAGCAATTCCCTCAACTCAATTTCCAGTTTACCCTTCATGCTTTTTCATTTGCGGCAGGGGTAATTATCGGAGAGTATAAAGATAAAATCTCCTTCAAAATATTACTTCCGATAAGCACTGCCATTTTCATTTTCTTCCTGCATGATCTATTCAATGAATATTCCATGCTCAGTTATGAAGTATCATGTCTGAGTTTTGGTATACTAATCACTTCTCTTTTTTCTGTTTTAAAAATTGACACTCCATCGCTTTCTTTTTTTGGGAGCATTTCATACGAAATGTATCTTTTTGAAGGTGTTCTGCTTGGAGTGTCATACAATCAAAATAACATCATCAATGCACTCATGTTTGTTTTCTTTACCACAGCCACAGCATACCTATTTAAGAAAGGCCTCATAACCTCTAAAGCACGCTATACAGAAATATTAAACAAACACGTCAGAACTTAATATAGGCCATATAATATTGGGAGCCAGTTGTGTATCAACTGCCCCAATATTATCAAGATAATCAAGCCATAAGTTATATTGCATTTTTTCTACTTCTGTCAAACGCCCCATTGCTGCCTTACCGGGCCACTGCTTCCCATTTATAAAGTCGTTTGCTTCATCTATACGACGCTGTTTTTCGCGCCCAGCTTCAGCAACAAGTTCCTCATGAGATAAGGGCGGGATATCCACCCAAACAGGCATCCCATCGTATCCCGTTCCCCGCATCTTACCTGCAGGCGGTATTCTTGAGAACTCAGTAAACACTGCCTCATCCACTTCGATATAATTATCAGGCCATGTTTTTGTCCCCTGGTATGCTTCAATCAACGAAAACGGGTAAAAACTGCCATTTGAATATGCATACATAATTATCCTAGCCTCCAATAGCGATATACATAGCGGTGTAGTTACTTGTTCCCCATGATCTGACATCACATCCGAATCTGTCACCATCCGTAAAAACTGGAGTTGCCGGATTGATTGTAAAGTCACTACCAACTGGTGATGCAGCAAGAACAAGACGGTTATTTGGAAAGGGGATTGGATAAGTAATGTGTGCAGTCGTAGAACCGCTAATCGTAACCCGCCCCCACTGTATAACTACACCATTTGGCAAAAGAAAATATCCATTACCCTCAATTGACCTGCTAAAGAAGCTCATATCTGGGAGCTGACCACTTCCATTACCTACCTTTTTTGTTGCCGCATTACCTAACTTCAGTGCATTTCTTACATCAATATCATCTGGCTTGCTGAGCAGGTTTCTAGCGAATTCTGTCAGGGTGGTTAATCGCGCAGAATTTGGTCCCGAAAAATAAGGGAAACTGTCGGCAGCACCTTTAACAGTAGTGATTTCTGTTAAACCAAGGTATTCGAGAAGCCCTGAAATGCTTTTCCCGCTGAGATTCGTCAGCGTGGTATCAAGCGGCTGTTTTCCCGCCAGCGCGTTCATCACTGTTGTCGCAAAGTTAGGATCATTCCCCAGCGCAGCCGCCAGTTCATTCAGTGTATCAAGTGCCGCCGGTGACGAACCAACCAACCCAGCAAGGGCTGCTTTCACAAATGCGGTAGTGGCAATCTGCGTATTGTTCGTCGACTGGGCTGCAGTGGGAGCCGTGGGCGCGCCGGTCAGTGCCGGACTTGTCAGCGGTGCTTTCAGTGCCAGCGCATTATTAATGGTGGTACTAAAATTCGGGTCATTATTGATAGCTGCGGCGATTTCTTTCAGCGTATCCAGCGTTGCCGGTGCGCCACCAATCAGGGCAAGAATAGCTGTCTGCACAAAGGCCGTGTTTGCAAGCTGCGCGGAATTATTGCCTGCCGCCGCCGTCGGCGCCTTTGGCGTGCCGGTGAGTGTCGGACTGTCTTTTGGGGCATACTGCGAATGAGGATCAACAGCAGCAAGGTGCTTTGCCATCAGGTCATCCACATACACCTTAAGCTCCAGCACCTTGTCATCCACATATTTGCGGGTTGTCAGAACCACTGCTGGGTCAATTTTCAGGGTGATGTTATCGGTGCTGCTGGTAATCAGTACCATACGCACGGTCTGCGTGCGTCCGCTGCCCTCTGCCAGCTTCGGCTTGTAGCTCTCCGGGCAGTTTCCCACAGCAATCAGCGCACCTGTTTCATCAAACAGGCCGACTTCACGAATCCACCACCCGCCCTCATTTTCCGGGATCACCTGCTCAGCAATAATCTGGCTGCTGTTCTGCGGGTCGATATACAGCATATTCAGCGCTGCGCGGCGCTCCTCAGTAACTAATGCAGTCTGTTGCGCGTTGGGTGTGGGCAGCACACCGCCACCGCTACCCACCGCCATATGGATAATTTTAAGCGGGACACCGAGCGCGGCGGCGCTTGCCAGTTTCGCCGCGCCGATATCCGTCAGCAGGGTATAAAATTTTGCGCTCATGGGTTCACTCTCATTGTGTCAATAACATGGACCGCCCCGCCCTCATATGCGGTACCGCCGGAAATAATGGTTTCGTTGATATACGGGTAGATCGTGATTTCTTCGCCGGTGTAGGTGGCTGCTCCCACAAAATACGGGCCACCTGTCTGCAGGTTAATGGACATACCAACCAGGTGACGACTGCACGGTTTGGCGTCACCGATCAGGCGCTCCAGCTCCAGATAGGTTTCTTCTGTTATGCCCTGGTTCTGCACGCCAATATCCAGACGGAACGTCCCCGGCATTTCGCCGGTCTGCCACCACTCAATGATGCGGATCAGGAAGCCAAACGGCTCCACCACGCGCCGCACGGCGCTGGTTGTCCCCTTGTGCTGATGGATATAAAACGCGTCCTGCACAACGCGGCGCTTAACGCTTTCTGTCCAGCTCTCATCCCAGCGGTCAACAGAAAACGCCCAGGCCAGATAAGGCAGGAACCTGATCGGGCAGGTTGCCGGGTTCCATAAATCACGCAGCGATACCTGCAGATCGGAAATCCCGCTGCAGGTCTGCGCCAGTCGGCGCTCAAGTGGCGACGAACCCGGCGGCAACAGACTATTCATCCGTGCCCCCGTTGGTGACGCTCCACTCTGTACAGGACGCCGCCTGCGTCTTATCCAGCACCACATCCTCCAGCGGGGACGTCAGCTCCACACGCTGGACGCCCTCTACGTGCAACGCGGCATAAATGGCGCTGCGGCGGATATCACGTCCCAGCCGCGTCTGACTGGCGATGTATTTCTGCAGACTGGCTTTTGCTTCTGCCATCACCGGCTCAGCCTCCGGCCCCGGATAAAGGAAGATCGTTGCATCCACGCTGTACGGAATAATTTCAGCGCTGCGCACCGTCAGGCGGTCCGCCACCGGGCGAACCTTTTCACTGTTAAGCGCCTGCTCTACCACTGCCAGCAGGTCAGCCCCTGCCGTACCGTCACCCTCGCAGCTCAGTACGGTAAGCACCACCTCTGCCGGTGCCGGACTGGTTGCGCTGGCATCAGCCACGCGCCCGTCGGCGCTTCTGGCATGGAACTCATAGGCTCCCGTCGGCCCTGCAACAGACAGCCCCTCAAATGCTGCAGGAATGCGCTGGCGTAATGCTTCATCACTTTCCATCACTGCAGCGACCGGCGGCACCGCATCATTATCGGCAGGGACTACCGTCAGGCGCTTCACGTTGCAGTTACCTGCCAGTTGCTCAAGGTCATTTCCCATGGAATAGGCCACCATGACCGCCTGCGCAGCCTCATTAATACGCTGGCGCAGCAGGATTTCGCGGTAAGTATTCTCCTGCAACAGTTTGGTGACAGGTTCTGACTCCAGCGCTAACGTGCGCATAACGGCCTCCTGTTCATCTGCCGGATGGAGGGCCACAAAGGCGGCCTTGCGTTCTGCCAGCAATGCCTCAAAGTCCGGCACATCCACAATCTGCGGCGGCGGTAGTCGGGAAAGATCAATGACTGGCATTGTCTGCTCCTGTTGATACGGAAAGGGAAACTGGCGCGCCGTTATTGCTGTGCCCGGTAAGCTCAACCACCATAGAGCCGTCAAAATTGCCGTTGATGGTGATGGAGTCCAGCGTAAGGCGCGGCTCCCAACGGTTCAGCGCCACATAGATCGCAGACATAATCTGCAGGCGCAGCGCCGGGTTTTGCGGCTGGTCAATCAGGGCAGACAGCAGGGAGCCATATTCCCGGCGGGCAAGACGGCTGCCCTGCGGCGTCAGCAGAATATCCCGCACCGACTGGCGCAGATGGTCTGTATCTGCAATGGCCTGCCCGTCATTCCTGCTCATACCGATATACAACGTCATACCGGACCTCCCGTGTTAGCGCCGCCTTTCAGAACACCAGTATGCTCATGGTCATCAACAACGATCCCGTTGGAACTCATCGCGCCACCGCCCTGAGTGACGCCACCATTGATCACCACCTCGCTGTTAATGCGCGTGGTGTCAGCATCCACCACAAACTCACCGGTTTTGAGGGTGATATTGTCCACCGCTTCGATCACCATGGATTTGATGCCCCTGACATGCCATCGTCCAGTGGCGGGTTCATACTCAAACCATCCCCCATCCGGGTACTCCGTCACGCAACCGTCCACGGAATCCGACGGCGGCGGAAACTGATTGGAGTAGATAGCGGGCAGCACAAAAGCGGTTTCCAGATTGCCGCCCATACTCAGCACCACCACCTGCTCATCCGGCGACGGACACCACCATGTACGGGCACCACCGGCACGCAGCGTCAGCCAGTTAATCCAGTTAGTTTCAAGTTCGCCCACTTTCACCCGACACAGCCACTTTTTCCGGTCCACTTCGGTCACAGTGCCGGTGCGGATCAGATTGGTGATAAGGCGCATAATTTCTGTGAGTTGTGCGTTCATAAGGCTGATTCTTGCACGCTAAAAGAGATAAGTTCTCCTGTTCAAAATTGTATGAACTCCTATACAATGCTATTTCCCATGAAAATTTATGGATTTACTAAAAGTGAGCGAAGATAATCAGTCTGCAAAAGAAACCAATATTGTTAATAAATGGTCACCAAGGGATTTACTTAACCCTCTTACTGAACTCTTAAAAATATTCACATCAAAAAATGATAAAGAAGTGGAAAACGCAGCTGAAAATTTTCAGCTGCGAATTCAAAAATTAATATTCCTCGCATTAACCTTACTGCTTCTTGCGAAAGGCTTTTTTGAAATACTACAAACTCTAACTTTTTTAGAACAGCCCGTTATCCTACATTTACCCTTCTTAAATGAACCTTTGGTGTTTTATAAGGACCATGGTATTGCAGGTGGCCTCTTAAGAATCAAGTCACTGGTATTTGTAGCCAATGCGTTAGCTCTTTCATGCGGTTTTCAGTTGGCATACATGCTTGTGACAAAGGGGCCAGATGAAGCCGTAGAACCAATTATGCTGGGTATCGCCTCTGCTATTCTTTTAATTCTCTCTGATAGTTCTCCTGCAGAGTGGGGGCAAGGTAAGTCCTTAGCGATATTTCTTTTAATAATAAGCATTCCAATTTTATATTGGTCATCAAGAATAATGAAAAAAGATAAGAATAAAGATGATGAATAACACATTAATTTAATTTTTTCTTTACAGCTATAGTTATCCAACTAGCCAGCGCAGCAGAGTGTCACGGGTGATGGTTTCCACTTCATCATTCACGCCCAGCATACGGCGCTCAGCATAACGCACTTCCGGCCCCCGACGGCTTACACGATCACGAAGCCCGTAATGATGCACCCGCGCAATGCGCTGCACTTTCCCTGCAAACTGCACGCTGGCGGAATCCGCGCTGGCTGCAGTTTTCAGGTATTTTGCCGTACGCAGCTTTGCAAACATCTGGCCTTTGATACGCCCCTTCTTACTGCGGGCTGTTACCCGGCGCGGCTCAAAGACGCTGCCGTCAGGATTGCGCTGCAGCCTGATGTTCTGCTGTTGATTGCGGCGCAACTCCTGCGCCAGTTGCCGCATCATACGGCTGCGTGCTGTAGGCTCTAGATTTGTCAGCAGCGCCGTCAGCCACTCATCCACTTTATGCAGATTATCCACGTTTCACCGTCCAGATTTCCTCGAATCCGTCCGGCTCCGGCACCGCTTCAACGCCCGACACATTACCGTCAGAGCTGACCAGTACACGCTCCGTCAGTTGCAGATTCAGACTAATATCGCACACATCGTTACGCAGAATATCCACTTCAAAGGTGAACAGTTTTTCGCGCAGCTCCGGGTTGTTGATGGCATCCGGCTGGTTTTCTCTGAGCCACAGCAATACGGGAGCCATCAATAGATTCTGGTCGCCGCTGAAATCCTCGATCACCACGTTCAGGGTGTAGCGGTATTCCCATGACATAGAGCTGGCACCGGTTACCACCAGTGAGCCGTTATCAACGAAAAGGTGCAGCTTGTCCGGGTTGTTGCGGACATAAGCCACCGCTTTATTCAGGGCGCTGCGTAAGGACTGCGGTTTGTTCACTGTCTCGCTCCTGACACGCAATAATCGTGTCCACTTTGTCAGCACAGACCGCCCAGGCGGCCTCAGTTTCATCCAGCACCGCGTTCAGATCGCTGTTACTGCGCGGCGCTGACCTTTCCAGACGGCACTGCGTCACTCTGGGACAGCCACTCACGGTAAGCTGCACCTCCGGCGAGGGCCGGACGCTCCCGCAGCCGGATAATGTCAGCAGGCAAAGGAGTATCAGCCCAGCGGCGCAAATCCTCATTTTCACGTTTCAGTTCCTCGATCCGGCGCTGGCGGTTTCGCAACAGTGCGGTGGTCTGTTCCGCTGCCGCATAAAGCCGCGTCTGCTCCCGGCTGTTGGTTTCGGTCAAAATGGACAGGCCGATCAACTGACTGTTTTTCTTCGCCAGCTCCTGCCCTTTCGTTTCCAGCTCACGTCCCTGTGTCTCGATAGTATGACTGGCATTGTTAAGCCGCCACGACTGCCAGCCCAGCGCCGCAAGAACCAGCCCTACCGCCAGCAAGCGCGTCATGCCCCAGCTCCTTTTAAGCACCAGGCCAGTTCCCGCGCGCGGCGGTTCTCCAGACCTTTATTTTTCACACCGTTAACGTAAATCCAGCGCGGTAGCTGGTTACATGCCTGCCACCACTGCTGGCGATTGATATATGACACCATGGTTGACCTGCAGATCGCGCCGGTCCCCACATTGAAACCAATACTCACCAGCGCATCGTAGACATGCTGCGGGGGCTTAACCGTCAGGCAGGCATCCAGCCTTTTTTCAGTCAACAGCACATTGTTTATTAGCCCCTGCGCCGCCTGCCGTTCCGTGATGGTTTTTCCAGGCACCACACCGGACGTATTACCGATCCCGTCAGTCCAGACGCCCGCGCTGCACTGATAAGGCTGCAGGCGGCATCCCTCGTAATCGGCAATCAGTTTCAGCCCCTCAACGGAGGTATGAAGCGACTGAAAACCGGGCAACGTGGCGGCGATAGCCAGCACCGCCCCGACAAGGCAGCGCTTAACGATTGAAGGATTCATATTCCCCCCGCGAAATTTTGCCATCGCGCAGCAACCTGAAAGACTGGTGCTTGTAGTACCAGTTGATAGCCAGCATCAGCACACCAATCAGCACGCCGCCAACCGTTGACGCATCCTTGAGCGACAGATCGCCCAGCCATGCCAGCAGCACGGCGATGCAGTAAGTGATAAAGGCGCTGATTCGTTCAAGCGTCATAATTCAGTCCCATAGCTGGACGGTCTGCGCCGTGGTTGACGCCGTAATGTCCGGCATTTCCACCTGCAGCCCGTGCGGTAAAAATGGGCCGTACTCAGCCAGCCCCGGATTTGCCTGCAGAACCTGCTCAGTGACACCCTGCGTGCGCCCGTAATGACGCCAGCAAAGCGCGTCCACCGTGTCATACTGATGCGCACGCACTTTCATCAGATAAGCTCCACCGTACAGTGCGGCGCATCCTGCACCCGGCTGATGGCCCAGCGGGCATCACGCCACAGATCGCCGCTGGCCTCCGCCAGCTCCTCCCCTCGCTTCACGCCTGACGCCGTGGCGTCATAGTCCTGATAACGCTCATTGAGCACAGCACGCGCCCAGCAAAAAACGGCGTTGTGGTAGTGCCGGATACGCTCGCTTTTGCCGTCCAGCATATCCGCCGGAACCTCAGCCAGTGCCCGGTAGCCCAGCAACTGCTGGCGGTTGCGGAAGTCGTACAGCTCAGCGTTAACCTCAGAAATAGCCGTCAGCACAACCTGCTTTAAACGCGGCTGCGTCACCGTGCCGTCAGTTCGCATCACACTGCGAAATTCCGACAGGTCCACATCAGGCCAGAACGGCGTATTTTTGATGACTTCCGCCTGTTCCGGCACCTGTTCGGGCGCAACAAACTTCATGCGGCTTTCTCCTGAATAAGTGGGCGGTGGACGGAATTTTGATGTGGCAGTGCCTTTCGCCATCCCGTGCCGCCCGTGCGCGGGGCACGTTCGTTAGCGGCTGTCATTGCGCAGTCTGCGCTCCAGCTGCTGCTTTTCTTTTTTCACGCCGCAGCGGGGATCAAGCTGCAGCGCATGGGTAAGGTGATTCAGGGCAGACGCCGGGTTGCTTTCGCTCAGTACAGCGCCGATGGCTTTATGCAGGCGCGCCCGCGACTGGTCCGGCATATCCAGATCGGTTGTCAGGTCCAGCGTCTGCAGAAGCAGATCGGCATCAAAACCGGCAGCGGCAAGCAGAGCGCTTTGCGCCGCGTCTGCCATTTCTTCTGCCAGCACGGTCTGCACGTTACGGTTGCCCAGCGGCATCACCCAGCCATGGCGCAGCGCATGACGCCCTATTTCCAGCGCACCGGCATAATCACCGGCGTCGATACGCCACAGCATCACATACATCAGCACGTCATCCTGCTGCGCACCTCCGGCAGCCAGCACGCCCTCCGCCCAGGCGGAATATTTCGGCAGCAGTTCCACCTTGATTTCCGCCTTTTTCACCGTGGACTGGATACCTTTAAGCCGGCGGCGGTCTTCTGCCAGCTGCAGCAGCATCAGGTCATAGCCCGACGCATGGCGAACACTGCCGCCCTCACGGGCGGCCTGTTCGGCCTGAATGCGCAAGCGGTGCTGCCGTGCGGGACTCAGGCTCATGCGTTATTCCCCACCTTCCGGTGCGGCAGGCGCGCTGAAATCACCGATTTCGATGTTTTCTACCAGCGCCGCGCAGCGGTAGTCCTCGACCACATACGCCTCGTTGACGGATTCAAAGTTTTCAATTCGGTCGCGTTTCGGGTTGTCGATAACTGAACGGCGGCGGGTGTCTTCCTGCCAGTAGATGGACAGGTTATCCAGACGGGTGATCAGCAGGGCATTTGCCGGGAAGAAAGGCGCGCGTACAGCCTGCAGGCCGCCCATGCGTTTCTGGCTGATGATCATATCGGCGGCGATTTTCTCGCTGTTGTCCTGCTCTTTATTGACCAGCGGGAAATACTTGTCGGACAGCAGTTCACGACCGCAGACGACAACCAGCTCGTCATCATCCTGATACTCCACATCGATCAGCTCATTGACGGTATCCATCACCACCGCGTCAAGATTTAGATACTTACCTCCCGGACCTACTTTTACCGGCTCCGCCGTAGTGGTGCCGTCTTCTGCGGTTTTGCTACCCATGACATGATCCGGCGCGTCTTCGCGGATTTTCTGCAGCCAGCCTTTATTGACGTCCTGCAGCAGCGGGTTTTCAGCACGGTTGGACGTTTTGGCACGCTTCACGCCGTTGAAGCCGATCATGATGCGGTCCAGCGCCTGACGCTTGACGATGGCGTTGCGAATACGCACCTGGAAGTCCTGGAATTTCGCCCACAGGTCCAGTTTTGCGTAGGTCAGCACCGTATCAAAGTTGGTCTGCTCGCATTTGTATTCCACGTCTTCCATCAGCGTCGGATCGGTAGGCTCGCGCTCTTTGGTGGTGGTATCAGTGGTTCCGGCAATGGTGCTGCCAACGCCCAGCCCCAGCAACTGACCGGACTGCTCAGTGACCGGCGTGATGTTAATCAGCGTCAGGAAAGCGGCGGACTGCTGGATCTGGTCTTCCAGCGTCTGTTGCACTGACGGCTCCACGGTGAACTTGCTGGACAGCTCCTCAACTTCCACACCGTTCAGGCGCGCCAGCTGCTGCAGGTAAGCGTTAAAGGCAAATTTGGTATTCTTTTTCATCGGGTTTTATGCTCCATCAGCAATTGGTCAGGGTGCCTGCCGGTGCGTCACCGCCCGGCGCGCGCTGGCGGTAATCCTTGCGGCTGTCTTCGCGGCTCAACTGCTGCTGTAACTCGGCAAAGGCGGCCTGCTGTTCCTGCAGGGAGGACTCCAGCGCAGAGAGGCGTTCACCGTTTTCAGCCAGGGATTTATCAGTGCGCTCGCTCAGGTTCTGCTGCTCGGTGGCGACCAGTTCCACGGCTTTATGCACGTCTGAGAAACGCGCATCGTCGGTCTGCTCTTTTTTGGTGAACAGCGCGGTGACGCGGGCAAAGAGGGACGGCTTCTCGTCCTGGGCTTCTTCGAGTTCGATCAGCGTTTCAACCGCTTCCGAAAACAGGTTTTCAGGGTTCTGCTTACGGTTTGCCAGCGGGTTATGTGCGGCGCTGGCGCTGAAAGCCAGCATTTCGGTGCCGAGACTCGCAGGATCGTCTGTCGCACCCAGCCCCACAAGGTAGGCTTTGCCGGTGTCGGCAAACTTCGTGCTGACCTCCATGGAGGTGAAAAGCTTCTGGCCTTTTTTCACCAGTTCCACCAGGGCGTCAGTGGGTTCGATATCGGCATAAAGTGCCATCTTGCCCGCCAGCGGGCCGTCCTGGATTTCTTCTGCAACCAGCCCCGTCACCCTGCCATAGCGGTTAAAAGTGCTCTCCGGCAGATAAGACTTGATGTGCTCAAGGTTAATCAGCGCAGTATAGACCGTCGGGTTGTAGCTGGCAGCCATCTGTACCAGCCATTCACGCTGGATCTCGCGCCCGTCAGTGGTGGCACCTTCCACCCCGATACGGAAACGCTTTGCTTTCACTGTCATGAGCCATGCTCCGTTAGAAATAACTTACTGGAGCCTTATGTTTGCGGTGATGGGGGGAGTGAGACAACGCGCTGTATTTGTACGGTAAACCACACAAAACGCAGCCGGGGAAAGCCGCCATACAAGGCCGTATGTTTGGGCCATGAACACGACACTGACCCCCGCAGACCTCGATCCCCGTCGGCAGGCCATGCTGCTGTACTTTCAGGGATACCGCGTAGCCCGCATTGCTGAAATGCTGGGCGAAAAAGTTGCAACCGTTCACAGCTGGAAAAAACGCGACAAGTGGGGCGACTATGGGCCGCTGGATCAAATGCAGCTCACCACCGCCGCACGTTACTGCCAGCTCATCATGAAGGAGCAGAAAGAAGGGAAAGACTTCAAGGAAATTGACCTGCTGGCGCGCCAGTCAGAGCGCCACGCCCGGATCGGCAAATTTAACGATGGCGGGAACGAAGCTGATTTAAACCCGAAAGTTGCCAACCGTAACAAAGGTCCTCGCAGGCAGCCGGAAAAGAACGTTTTCTCCGACGAACAGATCGAAAAGCTGGAAGAAGTCTTCCATGCCTCAATGTTCGACTATCAGCGTCACTGGTTTGAAGCAGGAAAAACAAACCGCATCCGTAATCTGCTCAAGTCGCGCCAGATTGGCGCCACGTTTTATTTTGCCCGTGAAGCATTGATTGACGCCCTGCTGACCGGACGCAACCAGATTTTCCTTTCTGCCAGTAAGGCGCAGGCGCACGTGTTTAAGCAGTACATCATCGACTTTGCCAAAGAAGTTGAGGTGGAGCTGAAAGGCGATCCCATGGTGCTACCCAATGGCGCTGCATTGTACTTCCTCGGCACCAACGCCCGTACGGCGCAGAGCTACCACGGCAACCTGTACCTTGATGAATATTTCTGGATACCGAAATTCCAGGAGCTGCGCAAGGTTGCCTCTGGGATGGCCATTCACAAGAAATGGCGACAAACCTACTTTTCCACGCCGTCCAGCCTGACCCACAGTGCGTATCCGTTCTGGTCCGGTGCGCTGTTTAACCGGGGCCGCGCCAAAACGGACAAGGTGGATATTGACCTGACCCACGGCAACCTTGCGCGTGGCCTGCTCTGCCCTGACGGACAGTACCGCCAGATCGTCACCGTGGAGGATGCGGTGCGCGGCGGCTGTAACCTGTTCGACCTCGACCAGTTGCGCATGGAGTACAGCCCGGACGAATACCAGAACCTGCTGATGTGCGAATTTATTGACGATCTGGCGTCAGTATTCCCGCTCAGCGAGCTACAGGCGTGCATGGTGGACAGCTGGGAAGTCTGGACCGATTTTCAGGCGCTTGCGCTGCGCCCGTTTGGCTGGCGGGAAGTCTGGATCGGTTACGACCCGGCGAAAGGTACGCAGAACGGTGACAGCGCAGGCTGCGTTGTTATGGCACCACCCACTGTACCGGGCGGGAAGTTCCGTATCCTGGAGCGTCACCAGTGGCGCGGGATGGACTTCCGCGCCCAGGCTGATGCCATCAAAAAGCTGACGCAGCAGTACAACGTGACTTATATCGGCATCGACTCGACCGGCGTCGGGCACGGTGTTTATGAGAACGTAAAAGCGTTCTTTCCTGCCGTGCGGGAGTTTGTCTACAACCCCAACGTCAAAAACGCCCTGGTGCTCAAGGCGTACGACATTATCAGCCACCGCCGTCTGGAGTTTGACGCCGGGCACACCGACATTGCGCAGTCCTTTATGGCTATCCGCCGGGCCACCACCGCCAGCGGCAACCGCCCAACCTACGAAGCCAGCCGCAGCGAAGAAGCCAGCCACGCAGATTTGGCCTGGGCAACGATGCACGCACTGTTTAACGAACCGCTGCAGGGCGAAGCCGCCAATACCAGCAATATTGTGGAGATTTTTTGATGAGTGAACACGACACCCTGACCAGCACTGCGCAAGTACAGGAGGCCAAACAGCAGAAGAATACAACTCACGCCGAAGCGTTCAGCTTTGGCGATCCGATCCCAGTACTGGACCGCCGCGAACTGCTGGACTATGTGGAATGCGTGCAGATGGACAGATGGTATGAACCGCCGGTGAGTTTTGACGGGCTTGCACGGACCTATCGCGCCGCCGTGCATCACAGCTCGCCGATTGCCGTCAAACGCAACATTCTGACCAGCACATTTATCCCACATCCGCTGCTGAGCCAGCAGGCGTTCAGCCGCTTTGTGCAGGACTATCTGGTATTCGGTAACGCCTATCTGGAGAAGCGCACCAACCGCCTAGGCGGCATTCTGTCACTGGAGCCATCACTGGCGAAATACACCCGCCGCGGAGTGGATCTGGATACCTACTGGTTTGTGCAATATGGCCTGACCACGCAGCCCTATGAATTTACGCAGGGCAACATCTTTCATCTGCTGGAGCCGGATATTAACCAGGAGATTTACGGACTACCCGGCTATCTCTCAGCCATTCCGTCAACCCTGCTCAATGAGTCCGCAACGCTGTTCCGCCGGAAGTATTACATCAATGGCAGCCATGCGGGTTTCATCATGTACATGACCGACGCCGCACAGAACCAGGAGGACGTGAACAACATCCGCCAAGCTATGAAAAGCGCTAAGGGTCCTGGCAATTTTCGAAATCTCTTTATGTACTCGCCCAACGGCAAAAAGGACGGTATTCAGATCATCCCACTGTCAGAGGTCGCGGCAAAGGATGAGTTTCTGAACATCAAGAACGTAAGCCGGGATGACATGATGGCAGCGCACCGTGTGCCGCCACAAATGATGGGGATTATGCCAAGCAATGTTGGGGGGTTTGGGGATGTGGAGAAGGCCAGCCTTGTCTTCGTCCGCAACGAACTCATGCCGCTACAGAAGCGACTGCAGGAGCTTAACGACTGGCTGGGCGAAGAAGTGATCAGCTTCGAGCCATACACGCTGGGTCTAACAGAGGAAAATCACACAAGCTAACCCTCAATACAGCGCCTCTATTCATTTATCGAGGCGCTGTTATTATCATCCATTATTATCGTTCTTCCCCAAGCAGCCCTGTTTTTATCAACTGATTCCAAAAGCTTTTCATCTTCTGTCCCGTCTGCTGATTTACAAACAACGAGGACCTAGCCCCATAAGGGTACCCCATTAATTGGCCTCTCATATCCTCCCAGCTCTCACAATAAACAGCATTTCTCCAGTTAGGAACTTCGTTTTCAAGCATTAATCCAATTGCTACTTTTGCTGGAATAGTACCGTCAGCCTCCATTTCATCAGATATATTCCAATCGCATTTGATAAGTAACGGAACTGCACTCTCGTTATAGAGCACTACATCATCTATTCTCTCAATAGTTATGAAAGCGTCTTGGTGTTTCAAATTCATTATTGTTTGAATAAACTCATCCACCCCATGGTCATAAGGGCAGGTAAGAATACCGTTTCGAAAATATACGGTATGATCCAGATAACTAAAGCTTTTTGTGCTCTTCGGAGTCGTAGGAGCCCAACGAGTATTATCTGCCTCCATCATAAATGGATGCCATGCTGGATACCCCTCAACTACTGGGCCGCACTCTTCAACAATCTCTTCAAGCTTTTTCCTAATTTTGAAGCGCATGTCTTGCGAAGACCCCTGAGGTACCATATATCTATATGCACGTTCAAAATTTGCAACAGCAGCTTCTTCTGCTCTGAAAGCCATAAAAAAACCTCACGAAATTAATATATCACGCACAGAATATCGTTTTCGTGCATAATAATCAACATTAATGAGTTTTTTACTCTATCACCTCTTGTCGCCTTCGCGTATGAGTCAAGATGTGCTATATCAAACCATCACTGCTTTTCATCTACCTGCACTCTGAAAATGGACAATTACATCCCGTTGCGCGCGCTCGTATCCCCGCCACGCCTGCCCGCTTTGTGTAGTGGTTTTCATGCACCTGCATTACATAAGCAAAAGCCCGCCGGTTCTGGCGGGCCTCAGCAAAAACGATCCTCAAACGATCATGCGATTTCATGCGGATGAGTGCAGTATGCACCATACATGTCATAGGTAACAAAATTGAAAATAATCGGTTGACTGACTCGAGGAAGTGCTAGCGATGTCAAGTCCACAATTCATGCCACTACATCCGAAAGAAAACGAAGTTAAAATAACGGTCAAATACTAAATTTATAATATAGTTTGTATTATACACTCATATCAATACTCATTTATCACCGTAGGCCTCAGGACGATAAAGTCTCATTGCTCCTGCGGATATCAACTCCTCTTTAAAAGATTTACTTAGAGTAAAGCCTTGCAGTAGAGAATATTTTTCAATATAAACTTTAGATTTAACACCCTTAGTTGACAATCCATTCAACATCAATGCCCCAGACTCTATTGATGAGAGCTGTGCCCTAACCAATTTAGCATATTTAATTCGTTCTTTTTTACGAAGAAAACTGGCCTCATCTATATGTTTAAATATATGATACAAGTTTCTGAAATAATGTCCCGTGTTCGAGAAGAAATTTTCTTCTTCATATACAAGATCAATTGAAAACCTCATCCTTTCCTGAATTAGAATCTCATCATTCGACAAATTCAGAAAGTTAAACTTCACCTCTGTTATATACCAATCAAGTGCATCTACTCCTTTGTATGACTCCTCATCATAGGCTACTTTAATATTTGATAAGTGATCTTTGTGGTATCTTAGAAGCTCAAAAAGTACTGACTCAAATGACTGAGTCATAGATTGTTTGGATGTAGTGTAAAGTGTGAAACAAACTAAAATTATAGATAAAAAACTTAAACCTGGGTTAAGGACACCTCCGATGTAATCACCAAACTGCCCCCACTGCTCTACAGATTGACTTATAGGCAACGTCCCGAAATTCATCCAATATTTATATAAAGCGTATGCGATAAATAAACAAGTCACAAGAACAAAAATAAATATAAAAGATAATCTTTTCATATAATCCATTATTTTTACCATAACTCAACCTTTACACGAACTCAATATCATTTAACTCAAGTTGATATATTCCTTTCATGGCTTTACATAAAATTGGTTTCTTTAATTTTCTTATGTTTTCAATTTTCCATGTAAAATAACCTTCCTTCCAAGTTCTTCCCAGACTGACTGAAAAACCGTTTTCATTATAGTCATCCTCTGTCCATACTTTAAACTCTGTAAAATCGACGATGGCCAAAGCGACCCCATCATCTATATCTTCGTCGCTGGATAGATATTTTTGATTTTGAACAATCACAACATTTTTCATCGGAATTTCTGGTGGCAACCATGATCTTATCTCAATATTTTTTTTGCCATCTAATATGAGATCTACAGCAGGCTTAAGGATAGATAACGCTTGATATTCCATGGTATGATCCTTATGGTTTACACTCTTATATTTTAACACAAATCGTAAACATGAGGTATAATATGTTGATTTTTATCGCGGGAGTCCATGGTGTTGGTAAAGGTTACTTATGTAAAAAATATGTAGAAAGTAATCACGCCATACATAAAAGTGCTAGTCAATTAATTCGAGAGTATGGGCAAATAGAGCTGCCAACCAGTAAGCTAACAGAAGATATTGACAGAAATCAACTTATACTATTGGCTGCTGTTGATAATCTTACTCAAAATGGATGTATATTATTACTTGATGGACATTTCGCATTAGTATCTAAGGATGGGACAATAACTGCAATAGAAACCGACGTGTTTAAAAGATTGAATCCTGATGGTGTTATTTTATTACAAAATGATACCGATTTAATCACACAAAGAATCATTGAGAGAGATGGTGACACAATAAGATATGACATTAGCTCTTTAATCGAACACGAAAAAGACAATGCAAAAAAAATATGTACTGATTTAGATATCCCCTTAAAAGAAATATATTCCGCTTCTATTAAAGATTTTAGTGATGCGATTGAAGATATTAAGCGCGAGTCTATTTCTCGCGCTTAATATAAATATTTAAACATATCGGAAAGATTGAGGTGCTTTTGCCCCTGGGGATATGTCTTCTAAATCTAATGGAGAGCTGTACCTTCTGGGGCTTTTTACCGAAATGGCAAATGCTCTATCGCGACGATGAAAATAGTCAGTAAAAAATTTATGACTTATTCCGGCATAATTTTTGGTTAAACTCCACAATTCAGAAGGCGAATTTACTAAAATATCACCAACCTTAAATTCTCCAATTACTTTACCTACAGGCATAGTCGCATAAATGATGACAGTGTCAACATTTTTATTTTTAAATATGCTTTTTCTAAACTCAAACTTCTTTTCACCAGATAAAATTCGCTCAGCATATTCAGGCTTAATTGACAATATAACTTTCATTTACTCCCCCATCAGTAATAATTTTCTTAAAATGCGGATCACTCAAAGGGAGGAAACCCCAATAATTTGCATCAGTATATCCAGTTATGGTCATAATATCATCCCTAATTATTCTTTTTGTTAACGGGAAGTTATATGTAAAGCGGATGATGTAAGGATAATTTTTCTTTGCATACAAAAGTTTAAGCTCATCTTCATCAAAAACGCTAAATGGTGCGCAGTAATCCCTAAAGTCTTTATAAGTGGAGAAATCATGAATATTCTTGACACTCAAAACCACACATACAGAAGTTGCTACTGAACGATAACGAGCCGGACCCTGACCATCTGAAGTTCTATAGATTAATAGGTTGTCACCGAACTGAAGGTGTTGCGTACCATCCATTTTGGTAAGATACACCTTTTCAATACTATTTGTATGAGAAATATCCTGAATTAAACTTCCATCTTCGTTATGAAGTTTAGACTCAGGAAACAACCTGGTATGCCATGAAGGGTATATGCTTAGCAGGAAGTTTCTATTTCTTAATTTAATTAACGGATAATTGGGATAACTCATTTACTCTTTCCACTCCAATTTTTTGAAATAAACGCCTTCACGGCCATTGTTTGTTTCTTGGATTTTTCTTGCTTGTAACTCAAAACCATAACGCTTTAATAAATTAATTAGCCCTTCATGCTTATCAAAAATTGTCACATATATTTCTTTGAGATTATTTTTCATAGCAAACTGAAAAACTAACCTGACAAACCTTTCACCTAATTTTGTTCCGTGCGCATCTATTTTGAAAGTGCCTAACTTTGCCCTAGCTTTTCTCTCAAATGCAGGGGTCGTATCCGTAATTGCCTCATCCTCTACTTTTAAATACAGGAACCCATCCATCTCACCATTATCGTTGTAAGAAACATAGGCTTTGCTCCCTGATTTAGAGATAAACCAATTGTCAAAACCATCATAATCAGCTTTCAATGAATTGAAAAAACGGTCATTTAAGTCAATGTCACGGAAGAATTTTTCTTGTATAGACATCCGAGTCTCCTTATCCAATCACCATTTTGCAATCAATTAGGTTGATGCAATCAAAATGCTAAAAATTTCCCCACACTAAGTCTATCAACAGTTTCAGGTAATGTCTTCATCATTGTTATCTAACCTAATACTATGGATAACATTGCAGACACTGAAGCGTTGATTAAGAAAAATCCTTAGTATGACTAATCAGCGCGCTTTAGATACCATATTCATTGTAGCGTTGCATCTCATAAAAACAAAGTGACTATAGCGCAATGCCGATTTTGATTATATCATTGAATTATATGAAAAATACCATATACAAAACCTCAGTTAGCCTTGTCCGTCTGCTGCTTGAACTATGTATACAGATGCTTTTCCGCCGAAAATATCGGTGATTCAACTGTCTTCATGATTTCGGATTTTAGCAATCAACTCATCTGTCAGCTCAGACACCCACTGGATAGCCAGCCGCTTTTCTTCATCACTGCACTCACTTGCCGCTACAAGCTTGATAAAAAAATCAATGCGCTGGAGCTTCAACGACTCCAAAAGATAGTCCTGCATCTTCCCTCCTATCACGACCACGGATACACATTAACTGTATATATATCCACTGTTTATGCATACAGTATACGTCTGATATCCAAATGTAAAATATTTTTTATCTGTCAATGAGAACGTTCTTCCGAAGGTCCCTAAGAGCAAGAATTGTTAAAGCCTTGCCGTCAGTACCACTGACGCCATTTGTCATCTTCCTGCAGGCGGTGGTTGCGGTAAAAAATACGCAGCCCGCCACCTGACGGAATACTGCCGCCACGCAGAAGCAGGTCAATCTCTGACTCGCAACCATCGAACCCTCTTGAACTCAGCTCTGCCTCAAGCTGCAGGCGTTGCTGATCCGAAATATTCTGTTTGTATGCTTTTTTCCGCTTCGGTTTTACCAGCCTTAACCTAGCTGTCAGCTCCCGCCGTTCCTTCTGACCCATGTTGTGGAGATATTCCTGCAGCGCCTTCTCATCCATGGTTTTAATATCAGGTAAATCACCCCCTGATTCGTTCAGATTTTCAACAGGGGGACAGTTATTGCCACGAGTCCAAGGGGCGCAAGCGCCCTGGTCGGCTGCCGCCTCCTGAACGTCAACGGCCTTACGAACCTTTTTCCACTTCATCGCGTGCGTGCAAATCTTGCCCTCTACAATCGGGGACCAGATGCCATAGATACGGATACCGTGATCGCCGTAGGCGCTCGGTTCGTCGTTAAGCTCATAAGCCGTGCGGACAAGGTGATGTTTACGGGGAACCAGTACACCGCCCTGCTTCATGATGTAGGTGGCAAAGCAACCTGCATCCGCAGCTGCCAGTACCGCATCCAGACGCGGATTATCCAGTACCGGCGCACCCGCTTTGCGTTCGCCCTGCACTCTCGCCGCCTGACCAGCCAGCAAGCGCAGCTCGCGGTATGCCTGGCGCCCCGGAATACCAAAGAAACGAAATTGTTGGACACGGTGCAGTGACGCCCAGGCACTGACATGCTCGGCGCTGTCACGCAGTGATCTGCCGGTTTCTTTGCTGATTTCTTTAGCCAGCCCGCGCCCGTCGATGTTCTTACTGATGTATTTGGCGATGTAGCTGGTCGGCGTGCCCTTGCGCGGGTTGATTAGCTCGGACTTGAAGCGCGGCCCGGTATTGGTGCCCAGCTCCTCGCGGTCTTCACGGATGGCAAACTTACGCAGCAGCGCGGTGATGGAACGACGGTCTTTTTTGCGCATAAAGCACAGAAGATGCCAGTGCACGGTGCCGTCATGGTGCGGCTCTGCCACGCGGACGCCGTACCAGCGCAGCCCAGCCTTGTGCATGGCCTTGCGGAAAGCGGCGAATGTATCAACCAGATAATCACTGCTCTGCCGGACAGTGGCTCTGGTCCATTTCGGATTAGGTCTGCCATTATTGAGTGTTGCGTGGAAACGTGACGGGCAGGTGATGGTATAGAACACCGCGCAGTCTCCGCGCATTTCCGCGATCAGCTCCAGCCCTTTAACACAGGCCATCATTTCATTACGGCGGTGCGCCGGGTTGCTGTTGCTGGCGTTCACCACATCTTCCATGTCCAGCGTATCACCGTCTTCGTTGACCAGTTCATGCGAGCGGAAGAACTCCAGCGATTTGCGGCGCTGCTCGCGTTTATGGATCACCGCTTCATAGCTGACATACGGGGACGCTTTCTTGTTGACCAGGCAGACGGCACGCAGCTGCTCCTCCCGCCACTCGCAGCGCATCTGCCACAATTTTCGATACCACCAGTCCGCACACAGCATGCGCGCCAGCGACGATGGGATCAGTTCATAAGGCACCGGCTTGCGGCGACGCTTTTTGCGGCGCAACTTCTCAAAGGCAGGCGGGATGACCTCAAGCCGCATGGCTTCTGCAGCAATCCTTTCCCATGCCTGGCGGATTTCTTCTGGTTTAACATCGTCACTGACAAACAGATCACCGCAGGTCGCATCAAGACACATGCTCATATGTGCCGCAACCAGCGTGGAAAGGCGCTTGACCTGCTCCTGATTCATTTCAGGCAGTACCAGCAGCCCGTCCAGCCCGTCCTGGCTCGCCATGAACCGGAAAGACGCAGACAACTGGCTGTCACGTACACGCTCCAGCCGCTCAAGACACGGTCTGATTGTTTCGCGCAGATAGCGGGAATACGCTTTCGGACGTCCCAGGCTATGGAAGTATTTAATCCGCTCCAGCAGAGGCTTGCTGATATGGGCAGGCATGGCGCTTACATCGGCAATAATCACCAAATCGGAATTAACGCGCTGCTGTTCGCGGGCCATTTTTGCATGGCTAATCAGCCGATCCTGCTCTATTTCACGCTGGACAGGATCTCGGGATTCATTGAAGAAATAACGTTCCCAAACCTTATCACTCAGCGCCTCACGCCGCAGATGCTCCTTCTCGTTATCCGCAGCGTACAGAGTGATGAGGTTTGAAAGCGCAGACTCCGGCGCAACGTCCACCGGTTCCAGATACGGGTTAACCGCTCTTTTTGGGGTATTCCATGGAAAGGCCACGGCGGCCTCATTCGAGCCGCCGGTGGTTTGTGCATGATGTAATGTGAATTTACTCACTGCCACGCCCGCACCTCAGTTTCCACCGAGACATCAGGACCAGAGGCCAAATCAACACCAAACCAACATACTGATTTTGTGGCGATAATTTCTACTGCAGTTTTACCATCACCGGCTGACACACCCATGCTGCGCTTAGCGGTTATACGATGGTGGGTAAAATCACGATAAAGCGAACGGATCAGAGACGTATCGCTGTTGGACACGATAACCGTATGGCCTTCTGATGACCGGCGTTCAAGAATAGACGCCAGATGGTACTGATCATCCTCTGTAAAACCAGCGGTGTGATATCCGTTAAACGTGCCGTCATATGGCGGATCACAATAAACCACATCACCCGTCTGCAGCAGTGCCAGCGTTTCGTCATAACTGGCGCAGATAAACGTCGCGCGTTTTGCTTTTTCTGCAAATGCACGTATTTCGTTTTCAGGGAAGTACGGTTTTTTATAATTACCGTAAGGAACATTAAAATAACCGTTCAAGTTATAGCGACACAGTCCGCGATAACCATAGCGATTTAAATATAAGAAATACAATGCGCGTTCAATTGCGCCACCATGGCGCAAGTTAAACTCCTGTCTCGTCTTATAATATGCCTCTGAATCATTACGGGCTTCAAAAAGGTATCGGCCCTCTTTGATGAAGTATTCAACATCATTCTTAATCACCTGATAAAGATTAATCAGGTCTGGATTAATATCCGCGACAAGATAATGAGGATAGTCTGTCGCCATCATCACAGCACAGGAACCCGCGAAAGGTTCAACCAGTCGCGGGCCCGCAGGAAGGTGTTTAATCAGTTCCAGCATTATTGCGGTTTTATTTCCCGCCCATTTCAGGATGGTGCTCATACAGCACCCCCTATGTAATGTTTGCCTTTCAGCTCTGCAATTTCCTGACAAGTGATACAGCACTGCACGCCCGGAATGGCGCGGCGGCGTGCTGGCGGGATCGGTGCATCGCAATCAATGCAGAGCACACGGGAAACGCCCAGAGTTCTGTTGCGGGCGGTGTGAATGTTGCGCTGACGTTCTTCTTCAACGCGCTGCTGTACAAGGTCCATTGAATCAGCCATCAGTGGATCTCCTGCGCTTCGTTCTGAATGTTTTCAGCCGCAATACGCAGCAGCTCCGCCGCTTCAATGTGGTTAAGCTGGCGTGACGTGATATGGCAAGCCAGGCTATCAAGACGGGCTGCCATTGCCGCGGCACGTGCCCGACGTTCTTCCATCCGTGCATCAGTCAGCATCTGGTTAAGGCCAGCATCATCTGGTCCTGTTTTGGTGATACGGGTTTCAATATTTCGCATTGTTGTTTCTCCTGAATTTGGGCAATAAGAAGCCCGGCGGGTTTACGCCTTTAATTTCGGTTGTGGGTTAATTCGGCATGGCTAGCCGATTTGGAAATAAACTCACCACTGTACGGAAATGGTTCATTGCTTTAATCAGCTCCCGCTTTTCGTCAGTCGTCAGTTCACTAACATTGACGCTATGACGTTCCGACGGAATCTTTGCCATAAAGAATATTGCGGCTAGTGCGCGTTTATTCTGCTCATGGTTAATATCCCGTTGGTCCCGCATATCGCTAATAAAGCGCTCCAGTTCTGAATCAATATTTAAGCCAAACACTTTCGCCCTTAATTCCGCGATGTGGTTTAACCCATTAAGGCGGAGGCCAGCGCTTAGCGGAACAGTCGCAGCATCGCCTTCAATAGCCATGGTTTCCCCTGCTTTTTAGTGGACAGTTCATCCAGCAGCGCATTCTGAGTGCGGCATGGATGCCAGCGCTTGCCATCCTTCCCCATAATCCAGCCATGACCGCAGTGCATTGCAGGACTTTGCTTAACAAGCAGTGATGCAAAAGATGGTTCTTTAGTCAGCATAACCACCTCAGATCAGACCGAACGAAGCGCCCAGGCCCGTCACGGTATCTACCGCGCTTGCCATCGCCGGATTCGCCTGCAAACGCGCATGTAATGAAACTGCGGTGAGTGCCATCAGGCGCGTGACAGAGTTGATGCTGTTGATAACATCGCGGCGGCCCGCACTGGTTTTTACATCACCGGAAACTGCGCCTGCAGCTACTCGCCCAATCTCCGCAGTTGCACTCATGACGTAATGCGGCAGGTTCTCTTTTGCCACTTCATTCAGTGGCACACAGGGCAGGCAATGGATTTGAGCCAGAAACCCATCAACCAGCGTTGAGTCCTCTGTGATATCAGTCAGCAGCCAGATCTCCGGCGGAGTGAGTTGATGTGGTTGGTCCGGGTTCAGTTTGTTGCGCAGAGTCTGGACGTTCATTCCTGCACGCTCTGCCAGCTTCGCCATGTTATGACGCAGCGCGAAAGCCCGGCAGGCTTCGTCAAAGTGTGGATGTTTGGAAATCTTATAATCAAACATGTGCCCCTCTCAAAAAGTTCTCATAATTGAACTTACTGACCAACAATGACGCGGAAGTTGGAATGACCGAGGGATTCACGAACCTGGTCGGTTTTGTACATCAGATAACGAAGGCTTACGCGACCTTTGTTTTTTTCTTTCTTAACCATGTACTTGGCAAGCTGACCATGGTGAATTTTCTGGTAAACAGAGCCACGGGAGATACCTTCCCATTCAGCGAACTCTGCAGGTGTAGCCATCTCTTTTGGTACACGAATTGAAATATCAGTGCTCATAGTGCAATATCTCTCGGTTAAGGTTTGGTTTACGTCGTTTTATCTTGTTTTATTTGATTCAATAATTGATACATCGAGATACTACGATCCAATATTTGATACGTCAATAGGATTAAAAAATGATACAGGTGAAAGCTGGCGAGAATACCGGGGGAAGAGAGGCTATCCATAGGCTAATGGCCGCCTATGATTTCAAGTCCAGACAGCAACTGTGTGATCACCTGGGCGCATCAAAAAGCACTATGGCAAACAGATACTTAAGAGATAGTTTTCCGGCAGAATGGGTGATTCAGTGTGCTTTGGAGACAGGGGTTTCTTTACTGTGGCTCACTACTGGACAGGGCGAGACAGGTTCAAATATCGAACACAAAAAAGATATCAATTTCGTGAACTCTAGCAAAGTTAAACCCCTTTCTGAGCTTGTTTCCCCCGAAATTGACAAGGCAACTCTCAACGGTGGCTTATTGGTCGATGCTGGAAAAGCAATCATTGATAGCAGTCTGCTCCCCTCGGACTCAGGCAACCTATTGCTGGTGAATACTTCTGGAGATTCTTATTTAGTGGACCGCAGCCAAACGCCTCCAGTTAACGGTATGTGGTTGGTAGATATCGACGGAATAAAAAGCATCGTGAAGTTAACACGGCTACCAGGAAACAGATTGGTGGTCCATCAAGACGAATCATCCTTTGAGTGCAGCCTTGATGATATTGAGGTAGTAGGCCGCGCATTAAAAATAATTAAGAGCCTTTGATATGACCATCAGAAAGCAGCCAAACGGAAAATGGTTGTGTGAATGCTACCCGAACGGGCGCGACGGCAAGCGTGTGCGCAAACAATTTGCGACGAAAGGCGAAGCCGTAGCATTCGAAAACTTCACCATGGATGAAGTAAACAAAAAACCATGGCTAGGGGAAAAGGAGGATCGGCGGCATCTGTCAGAAGTGATAGAGCAATGGCACTCACTCTACGGGCAGACGCTTGCAGATCCCAAACGCCTGATGGCGAAACTTAGAATTATCTGTAATGGCCTCGGCGATCCCATCGCCTCAGAACTGACCGCCGGTGACTTTACGAAATACCGCGAAGCACGGCTAAAAGGTGAAGTGCGAAATGAAGATGGCGCGCTTATGTCGCCCGTTAAACCCCGCACTGTAAACCTTGAACAGCGCAACCTATCATCGGTTTTTGGCACACTGAAAAAGCTGGGCCACTGGTCAGCCCCCAACCCGCTTGCCGGGCTGCCAACATTTAAAATCGCAGAGGGCGAACTAGCGTTTCTGACACCAGAAGAAATTAAGCGCCTATTAGATGCCTGCGCAGATTCTCAAAGCCCCAGCTTACTGATGATTGCAAAAATATGCCTAGCCACCGGCGCACGATGGAGTGAAGCCGAAAACCTGCAGGGCCATCAGTTATCGAAATACCGAATCACCTATACCAAGACCAAGGGCAAGAAAAACCGTACCGTGCCGATATCACAGGATCTGTATGACGAACTCCCCAAGAACAGAGGGAAGCTATTCACCCCGTGCAGAAAAGCCTTTGAGCGGGCAGTAAAACGGGCTGGTATTGATCTGCCGGAGGGGCAATGTACCCACGTCCTGCGACACACGTTTGCAAGTCATTTTATGATGAATGGTGGAAATATCCTTGTATTGAGAGACATATTGGGTCACTCAGATATCAAGATGACCATGGTATATGCACACTTTTCCCCAGAACATCTTGAAGATGCTGTAACCAAAAACCCACTGAATAGTATAAATTACATATGA